GGCAAAAAAGCCCCGCTGTTTGAGAGTTTTTGGGGCTGTCTGGGCTAATTATTCACTACCTAAAGGGCTGCTGTGGCGGAAGTTACGACAGGCCGGCACGCTCGCAAGGAAGACATCGCGAAAGCACTCGATGTGCATTGGCGCACTGTGCTGAATTGGGCGAAGGGCGGCTGTCCGCATACGAAGCTCGGGCGGCGGGCCATACGCTTCAACCTCGATGAGGTCCGCGCCTGGCTCGAAGAGATGGGCCGCACCGGACGCCCCGGCCGGCCGACATCAGGCGGCGCAGTGCGGGTCGATAAAGACCGGGCCGACCTGCAACTGACCATCGAGCGCTGCCTGATGACGAAGCTCCAGCGGGAGCAAATCGCCGGCAAGGTACACGACGCCGGGAAGTGCCGGGAGCGGCGCCTTGCACAGATACACGCGCTCAAGGGCGAACTGATGGCGCTGCCCCGGTCGGTATCGGCTGAACTCGCCAGCCAGGAACGCAAGGTGATCGAGGGCATACTCAACGGACGGATCGAGGCACTGCTGACTGCCTTTGCACAGGGATACGTGCGAAATGGATGAGCTTTGGGACAAGCCGGAACGCGCCGCCTGGGCACCGCCCCAGCACATGAAGCCCTCGGAGTGGGCTGAGCGGCACCGTGTCCTCGGCCGCGGCCAGACGGACATCCCCGGAATGTGGCGCAACGCCAACACCCCGTACCTGCGCGGTGTGATGGATCTCTGCGTCGCGCCCGGCGTGGTGCAGGTGAACCTGATGAAGGCGGGCCAGATCGGCGTGTCGGAGGCGAGCCGGAACCTGATCGGCTATTGGGCGCACCTCGACCCCGATCCCTGCGGCCTGGCCCTGCCCAACGCGCTGAAGGGCCGCAAGATCGTGAGCAACCGCATAATGCCGATGCTGGAAGATACCCCCTGCCTGCGGGCGCTCAAGACGTCGAACAGCCGGGACATCCAGCTCAGCCAGATCAAGCTCATCAACGGTTTCCTGCTGCACCTGATGTGGGCCGGCAGCCCGTCGTCTACGAGCGCCGACCCGATGCGGCGCGTCATCAATGATGAGGTCGACAAGCCGGGGTTCTCGGGATGGGGCGGCGGTGAACCCGACGCCATCGGACGAACGCAGACGCGGCTGCGCACCTATGGCGATCGCCGGCTCCAGTTGAACATCTCAACTCCGACCACGCGCCACGGCGTCATCTTGCGGCTGTTCGACGGCTCGGCCTACAGGCTGTATTTCATGGTGCCCTGCCCCTTCTGCAGCAAGTATCAGCGGCTGATCTTCCGCCAGGTGCGGTGGAAGCGCATCGAGCTCACCGACCGCGTGCAGCGTGCCGCCCGGCTGATGGCGGACGATGCGGTATGGTACGAATGCATCCACTGCGGCGAGCACATCACTCCGGCTCAGAAAGCGGTGATGGTAAGGGCGGGGCGATGGGGCACGCTTGACGGCGACATCGAGGACGCCGAGACCGTGGATGAATGGCCCCGAGGCACTACCATCGGCATGCACGTGTCGGCGCTGTACTGCCTGTGGGAGAAGTGGTCGGACATCGCGGCGATGTTCATCAAGGCTGCCGGCGATCCCGTCAAGACCTTCAGCTTCCGCACGGAGACACTCGGCGAGCCGTGGGAAGACCAGATGGAGAAGACGCGGCCGAGCCTGTACTCCGAGAAGTGCGGCCGAGCCGAACACGCGGAGGGCATCGTGCCGGAATGGGCTGTGCGGCTCATCGTCGCCATCGACACACAGCACGATCACTTCTATGCCGTGGTGCGGGCCTGGGGCGCCGGGATGATCTCGCAACGCATCTGGCACGGCCGGCTGGAAACGTTCAAGGAACTCGACGACTTGTGCTTCCGGCATCCGTGGCCCTGTGCGGGCGACGACCGCGCGGCGATGCGATCTGACCTTGTGCTCATCGACAGCGGCGGCACGCGGCTGGAGGGTGACGCCGCCAGCCGGACGATGCAGGTCTACCGGTGGGCGCTCAAGCGGCGCGCCCGCGTGCGTCCGATCAAGGGAGCATCGCAACCGAAAGCCGGCATCTTCATCTGGCCGAGTAAGGGCTGGCTCGACACCGGCAGCCGGTCGCGCGGCAAGCATCGTGACCGGGCGGCCGTGCGGATATGGTTCCTCGACACCAACCACTTTCAGGACCTGCTCGCCGAGATGGTTTCACGTGGAACATCCGCCGTCAAGAAGGACGACGACGAAGTGTGGCATCTGAACAAGCGGAACGACGAAGAGTACAACTGGCACATGGCGAACATGCACAAGATCGTCATGCAGAGCCGCAAGGGTATGTGTGAACGCTGGGTGCCCGTCGAGGACGGCGCGCCTGAGCACTATCGCGACTGCGAGGTCTATCAGGTGATGGGCGCCTACATGGCGCGCGTACATGAACTGCCATCCCAAGAGAAGTGGCAGCTCCACCAGAACGCCGTGGCTGAGGAACGCCGGCAACGCACACGGCAAGGAAGCCGGAAGAAACGAGGTGACGCATGGACCGTAAAGGCACTGGACGTGGACAAGTATCTATGACCGCACGGCGCGAGAGTGCGAACACAGAGGCTCAGCGCCTCGCAATCGCGCTCGACCACAAACGCTGCCGGCACTGCGGGCAGCATTCCTGGGAGGTATATCGCACCGTCAAGAGCAAGCGGTCCACCACACGTTATCTGAAGTGCCGCGGCTGCGGCCAGAACGGCAAGCACGTGATTATCATTGCAGGAAAGGTAAGGCATGAGCAAACGAAGCAAGAGCAAGCGCCCGTTCTGCCTGGTCTGGATGAAGGCAAAGGACCTGGCGGCGAACCCAGCTAACTGGCGGCAGCATCCGGCAGACCAACTGGGTGCGCTGAGTGAGGCGATTGAGCGCGTCGGGTGGGCCGGCGCGCTCCTCTACAACAAGCGGACGGCCCGGCTGATCGACGGCCACGCCCGGAAGGAGCTCGCCGCCCCGGATGATCTCCTGCCCGTGCTCGTAGGCGAATGGACGGAGGAACAGGAGCGGGAGATACTACTCACGCTCGATCCTATCGGGATGATGGCCGAGGAGAACGCGGAGGCGCTGCAACGCCTGATCGACAGCGTAGAGTTCGATACCCCCGCCCTCGAAGCCCTCTCGGACAACCTAGCCAGCCTGCTGCCGGACGATCCCGGCGGCAAAGGCGGCGACGGCGACGGCAGCGGACGGCCCAACAAAACAATCACGGTTACCTGCCCAAAGTGCGGGCATGAATTCAACTGCTGAGGATCGAAACCATAACCAGAATGGAGAACGCAATGAACAACACTTTGATGCAGACGCTTCGGATTGTGCGGGCCATCCGCACGGCGAGTGAGATGAAGGCCCGTCGGAACTTCCTGGACCTGTTCGCAGATCGCATCCGCCAGGCGGCGACGGAGCCGACGCTCTTGCGGTGCATCGAGCGGCTGGCATCGCTGGTAGATGCGCAGGTGTCGATGACCTCGGGCCAGGCATGGGCATCGTTCCTTGCTCAGGGGCACGGCCCGGACGCGGTGGCGGTGCTGCACTGGCTGCGGCACTCGCCCAAGACGGCGTCGATGATCTCGGTACTGAAAGACGACGACAGCGATCCGGCGTTCACAAATGCCGTGATGGCCGTCTCGGGTGAGCTAACGGCCCTCGATCAGAGCGGCCAAGCTCTGTGCCGTCCGGCATTCGGGATCGGGATCACGGCGACGTGCCTCAGCCCGCTTGCGCACGGCGGCGATGAGAAGAGCGGCAACGCGACGCTGTTCCGCCGCATGGATGTGCTGACTGGGACGGGCAGCGTGCTATCGCTGCCATCTTACTCGGGCAACGCTATGCGCGGGCAGCTTCGCGATCTGCTGGCCGACCACATGCTGCGGGCGCTGGGCCTGACACCCCGCCGCGACACTCCGCCGGTCGAACTCTGGTTCTTCCACTGCCTGTATGCGGGCGGTGCGCTGGAGGAAAGGAGTGAAGCAACGAAGGCGATCAACAAGCTGCTGGGCACCAGTGGCGGCTTGCGCACCGAGGGGCTGCGGCAGTTCCGCGACACACTGCCGGGGCTATCACTGTTGGGCACGGCTCTGGGCAACCGCGTGTTGCCGGGCCGCATGAACGTCTGTGACATGCGTCCGCAGTGCAAACAGTGGGGCACGGGAACGGTGGACGTGGGCGACCTGATGACGTGGGAGTTCCTCACGCGCCGCGAAGACCACGAGGAACACAAGGAACACCACGGGATGATCGCCACCACCGAATGCCTGAAGGCCGGCACCGTGCTGGAAGGCGGCATCGATCCCGATCTCCATGCGTCGGAGTGCGAGCTCGGGGCGCTGGCGGTGGGCCTGACGCTGCTGCAAGAGCGCGGCATGCTGGGCGCCGAGAACCGCCGGGGCTTGGGCAACGTGCAGATCGAAATCGAGAACCTGCCCGATCCCGAGCCATACATCGCGCACCTGCGCGACAACCGGAAGGCGATCCTCGAATACCTGATCGCCATCAAGGCTGCGCCCGAAGCAGCCGCGGGCACCTGGGAGGATACCGAGTGAACGCCATCGACATGATTGCGGCGGCGGTGCCGGTGGGGGAGTTCCGAGCGCTTCCCTGCCCGCCGCACAATGGCATCTGCGCGATCACAGGCAACGCAGGCCCGTGCATCCCGCGCAAGCACCTGCTGACAAAGAGCTTCACGAACCACGATCTGCTGGCTGCACCGTCCAGCCCCGACGTCGGGGTCGCGGCCTTCCGCGCTTTGCGCTACAATCCCGAGCGGATGTCGTCGTGGCTCTGCACGGGCGAGAGCTTCCGCAAGCTGCGGCGCGTCGAGGTGCGGCCCCTGGTGCTGGCCGGCGTGGAGGCGGACGTGTGGGCGGGCTACATCACCACAAGCTACCACAAGCACGGCAGCCTGCGGACGCCGGTGAACCACGGCAGCCGCGCCGTGTGGCTGTTCGAGATGCGCTTGGTGGATTGCACGGACCGGGAGCGCGTGAACGCCTGGTACGATGTGATGAACGAGGCGCTGCACAACGGGATCGGCCGCATGACTATCGAGTCGCTCAGCCCGCCGCCCGGAGTGCTCAAAGCCATCGGCCTCGCGAGATGGCAAGAGTTCTACGCCTGGGCTCAGCCCAAGCACCGGTCGGCCCTGTATGCGCTGCTGACGTACCTGATGCCTAGCCAGGAGGAAATGGAATGCGAGCCGTGATCCAGCATGTGAGCGGCCAACGCCAGGAAATGCTCGACGGCTTGCTGTCAGTGTTTCCGAGTGCGTCGGTTGTAGAATGTGGCGGTGATCCGATGGAGACGTTCTGCCGTGCGATGCGGGCCACCGAAGGCGGGGCGTTGTTCTTCGAAGATGATGCCATTCTTGCGAATGGCTTTCTTGCCAAGAGTGATCCGTTGTGTGGTGAGAATATCGTGACGTTCTTCCGGCGTGACGTGGCGCCGGATGGGGTGCGGTTTCTGCCCGGATCGAAGTGGTTATGCAATGTCGGCTTCTGGGTTCCACCTGGGGTAGGGAAGGCCATTGCCGACTACGCGAAGATTTGGCCACGACGCCTTCAGCATCCGACCGGCTTTGATCTGTTGGTCAGGGATTGGCTTGTGTCCCAGCGATACCGGTTTGGTGCTGTCTATCCATCCCTGGTTCAACATGCCGTGGGGCCATCGCTGCTTGGGCCGCGGGCGCGGGATCGGAGATCACCAACATGGCAGCCGTAAACTCACACAGTGATTTGGCGTGGCAGCTTCGGGCGCAGATGGGTGAGTTCCGCCGGCACGTGGATGGTGCGCGGCGGCTGACTGAGGAAGCTCTCACCGAGTGTATTGGTGCCCGTTTCGTGCTTTCCTGGTCGGGCGGCAAGGACAGCACGGCGATGGTGCATCTGGTGCGTAGCATCGATCCGACCATCCCGATTATGATCCAGTTCGACGATTGCGACTGGCCCGAGAAGCGGCCCTACGTCGAGTGTGTTGCAGAGCAGCAGGGCTGGCAATACCACACAGTGGAGCCGTCGTTCAGTGTGTTCGAGGCGGCATCGAAAGGGCGGATCGGCTTCGACCAGTTCTGCGCGCAGTCACACTGGTTGACGAAAGATAGCTTCCTGAAGCCGCTCGACAAGATGCGTTGTAAGTTGGGTGCCGGCGGCGTGTTCCTCGGGCTGCGGGCCGAAGAGAGCCGTGCGCGCAGTATTCACCTATGGTCGCGGGGCGGCGTCTACCGCCTCAAGAATGGCCAATGGCGCTGCTGCCCACTGATGCGGTGGACGGCGGAAGACGTATTCGCCTATCTGACGAAGCACGGCATCGAGATCAACCCGTGCTATCTGAACAATCGGTTCCAGCCGCCGGAGAACATCCGCCTATCGTGGGCGCTTCCCACACCGACGGGCATCCGCTACGGCGACATGCAGCACATCCGCTACTACTATCCCGAGCAGTTCCGAAGGCTCAGAGATTTGGGGGTGATATGAGCAAGACCGCTCAACCACTGATCGTGACGATTCACTTGGACGGCACAGGCGTGCATTATGATCCGCACGAACCGATGCACCTTGACGACATCATTCACTGGGCGGTGATGCCATTCCAGCGGACAAAGGCCGCGCCGGCCCGCGATGAGAAACCCGACGACATCAAGCTACCGCTCGGGCGCTGGGAGATTGGCAACCAGTGGGGCTGGAGCGCGTCGGCGCTTTTCCCCGATGGCGACACGTTCGAGAGCCTGATGTATTGGCGCAAGCGCTTCCAGCAGAACCGTGCCGACCTGACAACGGGGACACCCGTGCTGACCAACAGCACGTATCGCGAGTACAATACGCCGGTGCCCGTGCTCCTGTGTCACAAGCTGGTGGGGTTCGCGTGGGGGAACGCCAGCCGTATCCGCCGGCTGCTTCGGAAGCAGTTGCGTGCTGTCGGAAAGAAGCGGGACATCGGCCTGGGCCGTGTTTGCGGCATCGAGGTCGAGCCGTATCCCGATGACTTCACATGCGTCCGGGACGGCAAGGCGATGCGCTATCTGCCGGACCCGGATGGCATCCGCCTGTGCCGGCCACGCCCGCCGTACTGGAACCAGACCGGCCGCGTGAACTGCTGTGATGTGGGGGATGCTCACAGCGGATATTGACCCGGCGGGGCGCTGCGGGCGTGAAAATAAGTGTGTGGCGCTGGTAACTATCCCGTTGACACGTGCGGATTCGTGCCGTATCGTAAGAGTATGAGTACGCCGACATACACAGAACTGCTTGCCGCTGCGAAGAGCGCTCTTGATGGTACGCTCACGCGCGAGGCCGCTGAACTGACGATCAACGGGCGGACTATCGAGTCGTTCGATCTGAAGGAACTCCGGGGATTGATCGACTGGCTGGAACGCAAGGTCAACCGGGCGGCGAACAGTCGGCGGGCGTTTGTGCCCAAGTTCAGGAGTCCCGGATGAGTGTTCTCGGCGGCATCGGCAAGGCATACAAGTCGTTTCGCACGGGGCGGCGTTCTGCACGAAACGTCCGGCGTGCAGAGCAGCGCCTGCGCCATCAGCAGACGCTCCTTGACACCGAGACGACGAAGTTCCGCCGTGAGGCTGTTGCTGTACGTGGTGCGCTGCTTGCTACGCACAAGGCGGCGGAGAAGAACCGGCTGACCGATGACTGGAAGGCGACGACGAAGAGTGCCGACGATGCGATCATCCAGGACAGCGAGACGCTGAACGCGCGTGCCCGTGCGGCAGTGCGAGACACCTGGATCGGTGCATCGGCCGTGCGATCCTTCCGGCGCAACGTGGTAGGCAAGGACGGCATCACGGTGCGGAGTGCTGCGCGCGATCCGAAGACGGGCAAGGCGTATGATGAGTTCAACGCCGGTGCTGACCGCTGGTGGAAGTGGTGGGGGCGGGACAAGCTCGTATGCGACATCGAGCGACGCAAGACGTTCCGGCAACTGGAACAGCTTGTGGTGAGTGAGCTGAGGACGGTGGGCGAAGCATTCGCCATTCCGATCTATAAGAAGCAGGCCAACATGGTCGGCCTGATGATACAGATGTTCGCGCCGGAGCAGCTCGATACTACTCTATCGCGCGCGCCCGGCGGCAAGAACGAGATACGCGGCGGTATCGAGATTGACAAGATGGGCGCGGCGGTTGCGTACCACGTGAAGACGGTGGACTACAAGTCGGTGCGCATCCCCGGCGAGCGCGTGATCCACGTGTTCGACCAACAGCGGGTGCGGCAGACGCGGGGCGTGACCCCGTTCCGCCCGGTGCTTGTGAAGGCTCACCACCTGGGCAGCTATGATGAGTATCAGCTTATCTGTGCTCGCCTGGAGGCGTGCATCGGCGGCGCGATCCGCACTGACTCTGCGACGAACGACGACGACATCGGCCTGGCACTGGAGAGCGGCGAGAGCAGTCAGGACAGCTACGGCTCCGAGCAGATCGTGATGGAGCCGGGGATGATGCCGCGGCTGAATGCCGGCGAGAGCATCGACTGGAACAACCCGACGCGGCCGGGGGCGTCGTATGAGAAGTTCTCGCAGGCTCAGATGGGAATGATTGCGGCCGGCCTGGGGCTGGACTTCGCTGCGCTGACAAGGGACTACAGCAAGGGCAACTTCTCGAGCCAGCGGCAGGGGATGCTGGAATGCAACCGCGAGTTTGACGACCTGCTGCAACTGATGATCGAGGACTTCTGCGTGCCTGTGCGGCAGATGTTCAAGATGCTGTGCATTCTCGAGGGCCGTATCGCGGCGCCCGGCTTCCTGGACGATGCGGAGATGCGGCTGATCTATCTCGAAGACGAATGGCAAGGCCCGGCCCGCCCGTGGATCGACCCGCTGAAGGCCGCGAGGGCTTATGAAGTAGCCGTGAAGAACCGCTTCATGACGCGCCGGGAAGTGATGAACGAACAGGGACGGAGCATCGAGGATGATCTGAAGCAGCACGCCGATGAGCAGGAGCTTGCGAAGGAACTGGACGTATACCTGCCGGACGCAGAGCCGCCGCGGCCTGTAGCACCGGCGGAACCACCGGCTGAACCGGAGAAGGAACCGAAGAAACCGGCCGAGTAGGCCGCAACTACAACATCGCCCGAGAGAGGATGGCCGGCCAGCCATCGGAACTCTACCAGCCGCCCCAGACCTGCTAGCAGGGGGTCAGGGGCGGCTTCTCTTTTGGGCTACTGGAGACCGCGATGAATACCACCGACCGGCCGCACACGATCCAGTTGAACACCGCACTCGACCGCGATGCCGTCGTGGTCCTGAGCCAGAAGTTCGCCCAGGGCGACGGGATCAACGTTGACACCGAGAACGGGCTGCTGGGGAACGTGGCATTCATCACGGAGGGCGAGGCTATCGGGCATCCGTTCTTCGTCGATGCCGAGATGGTGCGGCAGGTGGTCGAGGCGGTGAACGGTGACGCGCTCATCAAGAGCCGGTTCACGCACCCCGAGTGGGGCAAGGACACGATGCTGACGCTTGTGGGCGAGGCGACGAACGCGCGGATCGCCGGGAAGCAGGTTCGGGGCGACATCGACTTCCTATCGAGTGCATCGAATCTGCCGGGCCTGGGCGATGTGCAGGGGCATCTGTTCAGCATCGCGAGTGAGAAGCCCGAGATGGTAGGGCTGAGCATCCACTTCACGCCTGACTGGCCGGAGATGGATCGTATCGCACAGGAAACGGGCGGACTGCCGCCCGGACGTCTTCGTAATCTGATTGCTGTTGATTTTGTTGGCGACCCTGGTGCCAACCCGAACGGCCTGCTGAGCCGCCCGGACGCACCGGCGGCTGCCGGGGCCGCTTCACGAAAGGAACGAGCCATGAACGAGAAGTTGCGGACGTTTTTGATTGGCCTCGGGCTGGCTGCCGATGCCACCGACGTGGAGGCCAACGCCTATCTCGCCGGCCTGGAAGGCGAGCAGGCGGAGCAGGCGGAAAGCCTGAAGGCCGAGAAGGCGCCGGTGAAACCCGCCGCCGAACCGGAGCCCGCTGACGCGCCGACCGGGCTGAGCGCCGGCGATGCGCCGACGGGGCTGACCGCGGGCGCCGTGCAGGCGATAGCGGATCGCGCTGCCGTTACGGCGCTCAAGGTGAAGACGGAACGGGACGCCGCATTGCGGAAGCTCGGGACCTCTCTCGGCATAGAGACGTCCTACGTCACCGGGCTGGTCGATGATCCCGAGATGACGCTCGAACTGGCGCAGAAGCGCATCCTCGGGCACCTGGCCGAGACGCACCAGGCTGTCGAGCTCGCCGCGCCCGATACCGCACGGATCGCCGTGGGCGAGGACCTGAACCTCAGCACGCTGCACGTCGGAATGCGTGATGCGCTGCTGCTGCGCGCCGGAGCGAACTTCTACAAGTTCGACGACATCACCGGTCGGGTCATTGTGGGCGCGGACGGTCAGCTCGAAGCGGGACAGCCCCACGAACGCGCCCGGAGCTTCCGCCGGATGCGGCTGAGCGATATGGCCCGTGCCTACATGCTCAACGCGCACATCCCCGGCGTTGAACTGATGGGCCAGACCGAGATCACCGAGTACGCGATGAACCGCCGGAAGTTCGAGCAGCGGTTCGGGCTGACGGCTCTCGCGCAGGCGACCGGCGATTTCCCGTACATCCTGGCGGACGCGATGAACAAGTCGCTCCGTGCGGCGTACGTCGAAAGCCCGAGCACGTGGCAGATATGGGCACGGCGGCGCACCGTGCCGGACTTCAAGACCATCAAGTTCCTGACCCTCTCGGAAAGCGCGAACCTGACTGAGACTCCTGAAGGCGGCGAGATTCAGTACGGCACGCTGTCCGAGAGCCGCGAGACCGTCGCGCTGGTGACATACAGCGACGGCCTGCGGTTCACCCGGGCGATGCTCATCAACGACGACCTCGACGCCTTCTCCCGTGCGCCGCAACTGCAGGCGGCCGCCGCGAAGCGCAAGGAAGACGACGTGGCATACGCGGTCATCACCGCGAACGCCGCGATGTCCGATGGCATCACGCTCTTCGACGCGACAACGCACGTCAATCACGTGGATACCGGTGCAGCACCTGCTACCGCCGGCCTGAACACCGCGAAGGCGATGATGCGCGGGCAGAAGGGGCTCAAAGGCGATGCCTATCTGAACATCGTCCCGAAGTTCATCCTCATTCCCGAGGACCTGGAGGGCACCGTCGCCGCCCTGCTGCAAAGCCAGTTCATGCCCGAAGCCACGTACGGCCACGGCAAGAATATCTGGCAAGGCGCCCTGACACCCGTAGTCGAGCCGCGCCTCGGAGCGAACAGCACTACGGCCTGGTACCTCGCCGCCGACAGCCGCCAGATCGACACCGTTGTGATGATCTTCCTGGACGATGAGCCGAACCCCGTCGGCACGCAGGAAACGCAGTTCGACACGGGCGACCTCAAGCTCGCGATCCGGCACAACGTCGCGGCAGCCGCCGTGGATTACCGCGGCCTGTTCAAGAACGACGGCACATAATCTCTGCCTCCAGGGGTGTCTTCCGCCGTGCCTCAACAGCCGGCGGAGGATGCCCCGCCTTGCTACACGCAACACGCATGACACAGGAGTATGGATATGGATACGTTCAAGTCTGCAGGCAACCGGCTGAACTTCACGGCCGGTGCCGACTACAGTTCCGGCGATGTGGTCGAGATCGGGACGCTCTTCGGCATCATCGTCACGGACATCGACTACAGCGAGAACACGCTGGGTGCCGTCGAGATCACCGGCGTCCACGAACTCGACGCGCTCACCGCGGGCGTCTGGAGCCAGGGCGACCAGCTCTACTGGGATGACACCAACGACGAACTGACCGACATCCCCGGCGGACACGACCACATCGGTATCGCCGCCGCTGCGAAGATCAACGCGACTACCGTCGCAACGGTGCTGCTGAACGCCGCCTACCGGCGCGGTGCCAACGAACAGCACATCACCGCGACCGGCGCCATCGACCCCGACGCCGACTACGTGACGCTCGACAGTTCCGGCGGGGCGCTCGCCCTGACCATTGCAGCGCCGAACCGGCCCGGCCACCTGATGGTCATCGAGATGACCACCGCCGGCAACAACGGCGTGCTCACACTCACAAGCATCGTGCTGGGCGGCACGGCAGCCACCTCGGCCACCTTCGATGGGGCAGGTGACACGCTCGTCATCGTCTCCATCGGCGCAGTGTGGGTAGTGCTCGATGAGCACGTAGTAGTCTTGTCATAGCCCCCACGCGGGGCCGCCGGAGCATCCACACGCCCGCCGGCCCCGCACAGTCGCGGGGTAGATCAGTCCGGAAGATCACCTGGTTCATACCCAGGAGGCCGCGGGTTCGAATCCCGCCCCCGCTACCATGAAGAAGCTGTCAGCCCTCAGCTTTCAGCCAGAGCGAGAAGACGCGGAGAAGAGCAAGAGGCAGACGAGGCTGAACTGACACCGGCACAGCAAGCGCGGCTGGATGCGATTATCAAGCGGTGCGATGACCCGCCGGGCAACTACGATGGCGGGCAGCG